CTATTTATTCAGACGTGTTTGTTGAGCGTGGAAAGCAAGGAGTGTTGGAAATGAATCTAAGGTTAGGTGAATTAGACAACGTTGGAGAAATATCTGTTTACGGAAATGGGTTTTTTAATGTAAAAAAACAATAGAATTATATTTATTAATTAAAAGAATATGGCAGTAGGTAGTTATGGCACAATTAGACCGGCAGATGTATCACCATCCGATGTGGAAATTTTCTTCCACTATGTATCGGGTAGGACCTCTACGGCTCCAGTGCAATTTAAAAAATTAAATTCGGAGGATGTCCTAACACCTGTATATCATAATTCAGATACTACGGATAGTCCTAATGCACCTGATACTGAGATATTAGGTGGTTTATACAATCTTAAATTAAGTTCGTCTGATTTCGATGAGTTAGGTGTGTACACGTTACATATTAGACCCAAACAAATTAGAACAAGTATCACTGACTGTGGGATCTTAGCGTCCTTACCATCAGTGAGAGGGATTATTGTAGATCTAAGTAATGTTCCATCAGGGGACAGAAATAAATTCACACCTCAAGGATTAACTGGGTATAGAATAGAATATTTAAACGATGATGGATCAAAAATACCTAATTTTTATAGGGTAGTTACATCTTCATTCTATTGTACACCAATAGTATCAAATTTAACAAGTACATCACAGAAGGCTATTAGATATCAATATACCGACTCGATTACTAATCTTTTGTATCTAACAGTGACACCATCTTCAGCACCGACAAACAGACCGAATACGGTTCCGTTTATTGGTGAACCATCACAGAATATTATTTTCACAAATACATTCTTCAACCCAACAACAATTGAGGTTGATATGGTTGAACATGATGACACTACGTTAGCATACGCACTTTACGGTAATCAGTCTAAATCAGTTTCTGATGGTATATACACCATCTATGATAAATCCGATAACATCTACAAACAGTTTAACTTATTTGAAGTTAAAGATGAGTTTAACGAAACGTTATATGAAATCAGAGAAGAGAGAGATGAAATTGATGACACTAAAAATTTTGATGATATCCAAGAATAATGGCGAAAAGAAAAGTTCCAAGTCAAGCGGCGAGTGGGAGGGAAACCTTTAATGACAACTTGGTCGGTAATCAAATTACCGATGGTACAAGTCAGCTGACCTCTGCGAACTTTGCATTGGATAAAAGTATTCCCCAAAGGGATAAAAAATCATTCCAATCTAAACCATTTTCTGAATACCTCACATTTGAGGACATTAAAGAAGAGGAACCAATTGAAAGTGGTGTTTCCACAATTACAACTAAAAGAAGAAAGGATAAGGTAACCTTTAGAAAATCTAATGAAGATGGTGGTAAATCTTTATTTGGTTCACTAAAACAAAGATTACAGGTATCTGTATCAAGAATCATTGGTAAGTTTCCAGCTGGAATTTATATTGATAAAGAAACTCCAACGGCATCTACGTTATTTACCGCATTAAATTCTACATATAATAAGAAAACCAATGTAACTTCATTTCAGATTGAAAATAGTAAAATATTCAATCCGTTAGATGTTATTCTTGAAAAACCAAAGAGTAATACATTACCTGAGACGACGAACACTATTAAGAATTTTTACGATTCTTTTAAGAGATATGAATTAGAAGTAAATTCGATTTCGTATCAGGTTATAAGTTATAGTGAGGTTAATTTAAGTGGGTTAGTAAGTCTAACGGTAAAAGGGTCTCCATTTGGTGGGGCATCAACATATGACGATAGTTTTTTAATAAGACCGAACAATAGTGTTGTTGAAGAATTTTTTGAAGGGTTAGATGACTTAGAATCGGTTTTATTAAATCGTGAATCTAAAATAAAATACACAGCAAAGTTCAGAGCACCTGAAGATAGTTTAGATGGTTCAAAAACAGAATTAAAGACTAATGAGGTTTCATGGCCACTATATAGGGATAAATGGAATTTAAAAATATCGGGGAGTGCATACATAAGTTATGTTGAAGAGTTAAGTACACTCGGTGAACGTATCGATAATTATAAATCGAATGTAGTTTCAAGATTTTTAACGACTGCTTCATTATATGAATTTGATACTGAGGACAGAAGATTTGACTCAGCAACTCAATTACTTGGTCATAGTTTTGATCAGGTTAAGAAGTTTATTGATAATATCGCTTACATGAGAAATGTGAGTTATGATCGTATTAATAACCTACCTGACGTACTTTTAAAAAACTTATCTAACACACTTGGTTTAGACACTTTAAATCTATTTGACGAAAAGAATCTACAGGATTCACTTTACACAAGAGTTGACAGTCAGTACGATGGTGTTGGTGTTGGAATGAATATGGTGGAAGCAGAGACTGAGTTTTACAGAAGACTTGTTATCAACCTTTCACACATTTACAAATCAAAAGGTACAAGGAAAGCAATTGAATTCTTTTTAAGATTTATTGGTGCACCTGAACCGTTGATTAATATTAACGAATATGTTTACCGTTACGATCAAGTAAAAAAGACAACGAGTGACATTGATAGTGATGTTTATGACCTTATTCAAGGTGATAAAACCTTTAAAGTGGGTTCATTATCAACAACAGGTTTTAGTTACAATAGTGTAACTACTACAGGTTCCACACTTTATAGCGAGGGTGAATACCCTGTAAGTCTTGTGTCGGGTAAATCACAATACGGGGATATAAAGGGTATAGAAAGTGAAAAACAAGACACATTTTTCCAAAAAGGTGCTGGGTGGTATGATATAACATTAGACCACAGATCATCAACTGAGTTAGATAGTGAGAATTCAAACTTGACTTTGAACCCTAAAGTTATAAAGACTAAAAACAAAGATTTCACCTATGGTGAGGACTATTTTGACCTATATAGACAGTTTTCGGGGTTAGATTACGGTTATGAATTACATAACACGGTTGACAATGATAAGACAGAAGTTTTAGAAGATGAAGATTCAAGAATCCTTAACAGAAAAAATATTCAAATCTATCTTTCATCGTCACAAGGTGTTGATAATGACATATACAGACAAAGTAGAGAATTAAAAGTGTCGTTTGGTCGTGCAACGTTAGAACCACAGACAGGATTCACGTTTGCTGAGTACACTGAACACGTTTTAAACGAACAAATACGTAACACACACATAATTCGATATAAAAAGAATTATATACAGTTAGAGGACATATATGAGGGTTACCTATCAAAGGTATCCAATCCATATAGTTTACCAACTGTTAGTGAATTTATAAACCGAATGAGTCCTTATTGGACACAAGTGATTGAACAATTTGTTCCTGCGACAACACTATGGACTGGTGGTAATATCATTGAAAACGGTAGAATTGGAAGATCTAAGTTTGAATATGAGAAACCATGTTTACCAAATGAGTTTACACAAAACCTTTTCCCTAAGTTTGAGGATGTAATTGAAGAAGATTTAGAAACAATTTTAGGTGACCATGATAATTTCAGGGGACTTACAGTTGTAAGTGGTGTGACTTACACACTTCATATTGACTTTAATGGGTTGACATTTACTGGTGATACTGATATTGTCATTAGTGGTGAGACACAAACAGTAACTGGTTCAACATGTGACGAAATACTTGTTAATCATAATCATGCGGGGTTATTCGATCCATACACAATAACATCTGAATGTACTGACATTGAAAATGTGTACTTTGATAATGATAATTGTGCTCAAACTGTTGAGTTTCTTGAATTTTCAGGGATAACAACATTAACACAAGAATCAGTGACAAGTGGAGGTACTCAATTTGATAAAACGATACACTTACCACTATTATGTGATTTTAAATGTTATTTAGAACCACAATTAGAGATTTTAGAATGTCTTTGGATTGACGAAATAAAAGATATTATTGATAATCAAATCAATAAGACATACTATAAGAAAACAAAATACACTGGTCATGGTGGGTTAATTAACAACCATGCTGGATGGGAAGAATTTAAAGTAAGTGGTAATACATCAATATCTACGGCATTCACAAACGAACTAAGTGATACAACTGATGATGTTAGTGGTGTTGCGAAAGTGACTGAAACATATGATTATGAATACGCACCTCTGTTAGATTATAGAATCTTTACAGATACAGATGGTATTCAAAAAATTGCAATTGTGCCCTACGTTTATAATTTACAATTATATAGTGCAACGGGATCACCTTATGTGACATATACACCTGTTGATTTTGATTGTTTAGATCCGAGTACGTTTGATTTCTATTTTGATTCTGTTTACCTAACAGGAACAACAAAATGTGACCCTAAAGTTAAGGTATATGGTGATGGTACAATGTATACATTACCTGAAGATCCTGACAATTGTGAATTAATGTCAGATGTTTACTTTGAGGTTTCAGGTATTACATTTGGAAATGAGGATACTGTTGATAATGGTGATGTGTGTGATACATGTCCACCATACAATACTGATTGGCCGGTTAATATATTCATTAATTGCATTGGTAATTACAATGAAGGTATTTCAGGGTTAACACACCAACATCATAGTGTAACACCAAACTACACGGTTGATTATGTTTCGGGATGTACGTTTATAGTAAGAAACGTAAGAGAATATGACATTATTGATATATCAATAACCGACGCAGCTAACTGTGATCAAAAAGTAAGAATCGAAGGGTTACAACAAAAATTAGAATGGGATCCAACTAATGATACAGTTACCGAACCAAAAAGTCATTATGTCGAGTATTCGGTAGAATCTTTTTTACCTGGTGAATATCCTGAGAATGGTGAAGTGGCAATAGAAACTCAAAGTGGTATAACATATTGTGATAATTATCTTGGATATACAATACACCCTAAGGTACAGTATCGACCAACATTTGATTATGGAATAAAACAAGATAGTACAGTTTTAAAAATTGTAGACAATGCGGTGGTTATATCGTCAACCACAACATGGCAGGATATACAGGCATTAATTAATGGTAATAACATAGTACGAATCAAGGCTCAAGATGTGAATGATAACGATAGATTATTATCGGGAGCATATTTGTCATGTCCGTTTGGTTCTGAAGATTTTAGAGACTCAATTTTAAATGGGTTCTCATTTGGTCAGAACTATGTTGATGTTACTGTGGATAATATAGATTGTTTGGGTACCATTAAAATGAACGTTATTAACGATCGTTTTAGAATCCTACCAAATACAAAGGTAAGGGTATTAACTAAAGTAAGTGGTCAATGGGAATTCACAGAAAAATATCCTGAAGATTTATTTGTTAGACCTTTAGAACAAGTTGTTGACCCATGTTGTACATATGATAAGGATTACTTTATAAAAGGTGATTATCTTATAAATGAATTTGGTTTCCCTATTGAAGTTACGAGTTTAGATTTAGAATATTGTGAACGTGAATTATTTTATCACTTAACAATGACACAAGTGTCTGAAGCGGCATATCCACAAGTTATTTTATATAATGGGGATGATGACGATTGTATTTTAATACAGTATCCACAACAAACCTTTGAGGATTTATCATTAAGTGCTCAACAATACTTCCAAGATCAATTAGATTGTGCTGTTATTCCTTCAATTGAAGAGATAAACCGACCAATTTATGATGAGGATTGTACAGAAATTATTGGTTACTTATTAAGACATTACACCACAAATCAAGAAGTGATTGCGGGTTATAACGCGGCATTTGAAATTGGTGATATTGTTAGTATAGTGGCATCACAGGTTATGGTTGGTAAATTAGCACTACCTCAAGGTCTTGATTGTTGGATAATAATTGATTACGTTTTCCAAGGAACTGTTGCTTTTAACATAACAGGAGACTGTATTTCACCTACACCTACGCCAAGTTCAACTTCTACTCCTACACCAACCCCATCACCTTCAAGTAGTCCTACACCAAGTCCAACTGCGACTTCTACTCCTACACCTACACCAACTGCGAGTTCTACGCCAACTCCGACGCCAAGTTCGACTTCTACGCCAACTCCTACGCCAAGTTCGACTTCTACACCAACTCCTACTGCGACTCCTACACCAAGTCCAACTGCAAGTTCTACACCAACACCTACTGCGACTTCTACTCCTACACCAACACCAAGCCCGAGTCCAACTGCAACTGCGACTTCTACACCAACCCCTACACCAAGCCCGAGTCCAACTGCAAGTTCGACTTCTACACCAACCCCTACTCCGAACTGTGATTTCGATGTGGATATTAATGTTACAACACCAACACCTACGCCATCACCAACCCCAACCGCAACTTTGAATTGTGATTTTGATGTTGATATTAATGTTACAACACCAACTCCTACTGCGACTTCTACACCAACACCAACACCCACT